GGAACTGGTTTTGTAACAGGTGTTACAACAGGAACAGTTGTTACATATACCGCAAGTTGTTTAACAGATATAGATGGTAGTGTAATAGCAACTCTAAGATCTAGAGCAGATTATGGTAGCGATCAAATATTAGATTTTGAAGTTTCTGGGTCTACGGATACAGTAATGGCAAATACTGATAGTATTACATCTGATCCATTTGCAACATTTAGTATTACAGGTACCGCTAGTGATAGTGATACATTTAGTTATTCAGTATCTATGGATAAAACTAAGAAAAATTATTTACCAGGTGTTTTTGGTAGTAAATCGCAAGATAAAGAAACAGAATTATTTGTGGAAGAAATATATACCAATGCATTAGAAGATTTATATGATGATGATAAGGTTAGAGGTTTAGATATAACATTTAATGAAATAGGAGAAGCAACAGCCAATAATTTGGATGATTATCAAGAACAATGGAAATCAGCATCTTCTCCTTATGTATTATCAGAATTACGTGGTAATAAACTACAAAGATTATTTAGATTTGTAACCATATCTGATGGAGATTCGGCAAATGAAGATGTTAAATTTTCAATTATTAATATTAAACCAGATGATAAAACATTTGATTTAGCAATAAGGAAATTTAATGATAATGATGCTAATATGTCCATTGTAGAGAAATTTTCTAAGATAAGTATGGATCCAGAAAATACTGGGTTTGTAGGTAGAAAAATAGGTACTACTGATGGTGAGTATCCATTAAGAAGTAAATATGTAATGGTGGAAATGGCGGATAGCTATCCTATTGATGGTTTTCCTGGAGGATTTGAAGGTGTATTAAATAGAGAATATATTGGTACCCGAACATCTTTACCACCTCAGATAGAATATAAAACTGAATATGGATTACTTAATGCATCAAAATTAAGAAAAACTTATTTAGGTTTAAATACACAAATAGGTATAGATCAGGATTTCTTTGATTATAAAGGTATAAATAATGTTAATAATGGTATATGGACTGGTAGAACAGATGGATTTCATATGGATGTAAATGCATTAGGAGCTGAAATATCAGATGGTGCTAATAGTTACTTCCCAGTATTACAAGTGGGTATATCTGCATTTACAACAGATGCTAGTTTAGTTGGTGGTCCTTATGAAAAATTATCCGCAAGGAAATTTACTTACACCTCTTTTGGTGGTTACGATGGTTGGGATGTTTATAGAACAGAAAGAACAAACCAAGATACATACACTAAAACTGGTACTAAGGGAGCTGCTGGGTTGTTAGCAGGAACATTTACCACATATACAACAAGTGAAGGAGATGATGGTATAACTTCTGATTATTATACATTCTTAGAAGGTTTATACACTTATAATAATCCAGAAGCTGTAAATATTAATGTATTTGCAAGTCCTGGGTTAGATTTGAGTGACCAACCAGGATTAATTGATAATGCAGTTGATATAATTGAAACAGATAGAGCTGATTCATTATATATTATTACAACACCAGATGTTGATGATAGTGGTATTGCAATAACTGAAGGAGAGGCGGTTGATATTATCGAGGATTCTGGTATAGATAGTAACTATTCCGCCACTTACTGGCCGTGGTTACAAATGAATGATACCGAAAATAATCAATATGTATGGTTACCACCTACATTGGAGGTAGTTAGGAATATTGCATTAACAGATAATGTAGCATTTCCTTGGTTTGCATCAGCAGGTTTAAACAGAGGTACAACAAATGCAATTAAAGCAAGAGTTAAACTTACTTTAGATCAAAGAGATACATTATATGAAGGTAGAATCAATCCAATGGCGACATTCTCAGATGTGGGTGTGGTTATATGGGGAAATAAAACATTGCAAGATAAAGAAACAGCACTTAATAGAATTAATGTTAGAAGGTTGTTACTACAAGCAAGAAAGCTTATTTCCGCAGTTTCTATCAGATTATTATTCGAACAAAATGATGATGTAGTTAGAAATCAGTTCTTAAGTTTGGTTAATCCAATTCTGGATAATATTAGAAAAGAAAGAGGTTTAATTGATTTTAGGGTTGTATTGGATGATACCCCAGAATCAATTGATAGAAATGAATTAAATGGAAGAATATTCATTAAACCAACCAGATCACTAGAGTATATCAGTATAGAGTTTAATATTACTAATACTGGTGCTAGTTTTGATGATATTTAAAAAATAACTATATTTATAAATGGGTGGGAGTAATCCCACCCATATCATCATGAAATTAAAGTTAACAGAATATCAAAATAATATGTTATTGGAATTTCAGAAGAGAGCGTACTCTTTTGATTGGGATGATAACATATTATTTATGCCAACAAAAGTTTTTTTAGATAAGCGAGTTGGTGCAGGTTGGGTTCCTGTATCAGTATCCACAGAAGAATTTGTAGAAATAAGAAAATATATTGGTAAACTATATAGATATCGAAATAATAGTAGGGATGAAGCATTTAAAGATTTTAATAATTATAATTCATTTATTGCCGACACAAAGGAGGCATTAATAAAAAAATCATTTGGGCCTAGTTTTAATAAGTTTATAGAAGCTTTAACTAGTGCAAGTGATTTCTCCATTATAACTGCAAGGGGTAACCCACCACAAGCGATTAAAGATGCAATAAAGTTAATAATATATACGGTGCTTAATTATAGTGAAAGAATAAAAATGAGAGAAAATCTACAAGGAACAACAATTGCTCAATATTTAAATTTACAAGATTATTATCCAGTATCATCAAATGAATTTTTAAAACAATTTGAAATGGGATCTTCAGCTGAGGATCCAGAGATAGCAAAAACAGTTGCATTAAAGAATTTTGTTAGTAGAATTGTTAATTTGGTGGGTAAAATACAAGATAATTCAAAATATAATGGGATAAGTATTGGTTATAGTGATGATGATCTGGGAAATATAGAAAGTGCTGAGAAGTATATTGAAGAAACATTAAAGGATTTATATCCAGATGTTACATTTTTGGTATATGATACATCAGACCCAAAAAATACAAAGAAAAAAAGAATTGTTATTAAAAAGTAATTTTTTTTCAAAACTTGAATATTTATAAATAAAGATAGCAATAAAAATTGTTATATAAAATAATAAATATTAAAAAAAGAAAAAAATGGCAGATTTATTAATGAGAATGCCGGTTCCTTACGAACCATTAAGGAAAAATAGATTCATCTTCAGATTTCCTGACGACTTGGGGATTCAAGAGTGGTGGGTTGGAACAGGTGCACGACCAAAATATACAAGTGAGGAAGTTGCAATACCATTTCTTAATACAGAAACTTATGTAATAGGTAGGTTTAGATGGGAAACAATTAGCGTCACATTTAGAGACCCAATTGGTCCTTCAGCAACACAAGCTTTAATGGAGTGGATTAGATTGCATTCTGAATCAGTTACAGGTCGACAAGGATACGCCGCAGGATATAAAAAAGATGTGGAATTGGAAATGTTAGATCCTACTGGTGTAGTTGTTCAAAAATGGATTCTACAAGGAACACAGATTAATGACGCAGATTTTGGGTCACTGGGGTATACAGAAAATGATTTAGCGGATATTGCAGTCACATTTCGTTTTGATAGGGCGATAAACGTGTTCTAAATTTGGTTAATCAAATATTTACTTTATCCTCTTTATGTGTGAGCAATACATAAAGGGGATTTTTTATGCAAACAATAGTAACAACATATTTAAAATAATAAAATAATTTTTACCACTTTACAAGTATTTATAATAAAACTGCAAAGTTATTATGAAAAATGCAAAAAATTTAAATGAACAAATGATTAGAATTAAATCTTTGTTCACAGAAGAAAGGTTATGGGGAAATATTATTAATGAAGCGTGTGAAAGTGAACAAGAGGCAGCAGATTATTTAGAAAATAAAGGATATGTTGTGGCACCGCCAGGTTCTAGTGGTGCAAAAACACAACGTAGTAAATTATTAGCTTGTTTAAATGATCCAGGTAATGAGATTATTAATAAAGCAAATGATGAAGTTAGTAATATTTCAAATCGTAGTAGGATTAAAGTAGAGATAACTGATGATCCAGTTTGTGCATTAATGTTGACCCCTAAAGGTTTTGTCAAAAATGGGGTTAGAGTTACTATTAAGGTGGATGGTACTTTATATGTATACTGGCAAAATAAACATGAAGTCACTTTAGGATCAAGTATTATTAAATACGTTGGTTATAAAGGAACCACTGATGGTATAAATTACTCTGAATTGGTGTATGATAGATGTTATCTATCTAATGGTAGCCCAATTACTGGAACGAATGCTCTGGGCTGGGAAACTAAGATTTTTCAGTCTAGCAATGCTGTCCCACCTTGTCGATATGGGGGCCCACAGGCGGAGAATTTTTTATACCGGCTGACAGGGATTGATAAAACTGGTACAATAAAAGGTTTAGGGGGAGAAGTAAGCGGAAATTATGACATATCTGATGGTTGTATGGTGTAAAGTGATAACATGACATACTCAATAAATAAAAAAATTAAATAAAAAAAATGAAAAAAATAATATCATTAGATGGAGAAATTAAAAGAATGAAATCTTTAATGACTGAGGAAAGGCTTTATGGGAGTTTGGTAAATTCCCCTATTATTAATACTATACCCAATAAAAAAATCATTACAGAAGGATGGCCGGGATGGAAAGCAATATGGCTTGCATTTAGAAGTGGTGCTAAAGAGACCCCAGAACTTATTACTACCATATTAAGTAAATCTTATATAGCGAAGGTAAATAAAGTATTAAATAATATACCAAAAGATGGGAAAATAACTGCACAACAATCAGAAGAAATTATAACTATTGCTAAGGGGCTGGCTCATGATCAATCGGTTGCGGAGAATGTAACTAAATTAATAAAATCTGTGGATATTGATTTGTCAGGTGGGAATATAGCTGAAATGAAAAATATGTTCATAAACCTACAAGCTGTAATATTAAAAGGGGTCGCATATGGAGATAATGCTCTTCAAATTGCCGTTGATCTTAATAAAATAACTGGCAGTAAAGCTTGGGGAGCGGCTGATGTGACAGATTTTGCACATTTTGCATTTGATAGCCCTTCAGTAAATAAAATTTTGAGAGGCAGTGATTTATCCACAGCATTAAAGGGTTTAACTAAAGCAGACAAAAAAGCACTTTGGGAGACAATATCCGAAATGCCTTATATTGATTATAAAAAAATATTTAAAGAGACAGCGGAGGCAATTCCATTTGATGATCCGAGTGTACTCAAAAAATGGGAGAAAATATTGAAGGATGCTCTTGGGAGATTACCAGGGGTAAAGACGTATAATTTTCTGGTGACGACTGCAGTGAAGACAGGAAAAACTCTTTTATGGAGATTTGATATTCCACCCCTTACCAGGCTGATTGAAAGTACTGCATGGGGAAAAAGTATGTTAAGTAGTCCGATAATGACGGGAGGGGGGAAAATATGGCGGGTTAAGCTTCCTTCTTTAGCTAATACACCAGCTATCGCTGGGATTGGGGCATGTGCTTGGAAGACAGGTATCCCATATTACAAGTCTGTACAAGATAAATTTTTCGGCGATGGTATAGGCGATTTTGAACAAGATAAAGCCGGTGTCGCAGAGGCGATTACCAATTGCATTAGTGATTATTTAACGGTGGCTCCAAAAGTTATCCCAAAAGGGATTTTTTATGTTGTATCTCCTTTTTGGGAATACGAACTTAATCTTTATAGGAATAATCTCAAAAAATATATTATAGAAAAAGTATGTAAAGATGCTGGTGAGATGAAGATAATAGATGGAAAGTTGTCTTGTAACTGGGACGCCATTCAAGAAAGGTACCCTGATTGTGAATCACTTAAAGGGCCCAATGGGGCAATTGAAACGTTTAAGAATGATGCAATAGACGAGAAATGGTATCATAAGTTGATTGATTTTGGATTAAGAAAATTAACTATAGAGGAAGAAGTGGCGGAGTTTAAAGATCAAGTGGCGGAACAATTAACCAATTGGCCCGGATTATGTGATTGGTTTGAAGAAAATCTTCATTTGAAATGGGAATTTAGTCAATCTGATGTGGAGAATAAGGTAAATGTGGAGATAACAACAGGTGATACTAAGGAGGAATTAGCAGCACAGTTAATAATTAATGATATGATGATAGAGTTTAAGAAAACTGGAATTGAATGTCAGTGGTTGAAGATATGGAAAGACACGATTGTTGATGAGGATAAAGTACATACTGTTGAAAATTTTGATAATGGAAAAGATGGGTTTAAAACTTGGTTCTGTGGGATTAATTATGGATTGAATACTGAGCATGGTGATAAACCTATATATATTGAGTATTGTAAAAAAGCAGTTGATAAATGGTGTCCTTAATCTATTTCTTTAAAATTTAAATACTAATGAAAATTTTAATTACGGAAGAACAACATAAAAGAATATTTCTTTTAGAAGTGGGGCCTACGAATTTTAACCCATATAATTCTTGGTATAAGAAATTAAATGATGATGAACAAGAGTATGTTTTTGATAGAATTTTTACTATTACAAAACAGATGGATTTAATGAATCTAGATATTCCATTTCTTTTTAAAATGAGAGAATCACTAGTAAAAAAGATTGGGGAGGGTAAGAAGGTTTTATGGAATAGATTTGAAAAACTTTTTAAACAAGGGGAAAATCATAAAGAAGAAATATATAAAACCACTGATGAGGATGGTGATGAACTTGAATATACGTTTGGTCATGGGCAATTTTTAATTAAAGATACAGTTTTTATATTAGACTTGGCGATTATGGGTGCAATTAGTTCGAAAGCTGGTCGTCGTGGTTACGAAAAAAGCCCTAAAATACCATTACCCACTTTAGAGTTTGCAAAGGAATATAAACATGAAATTATAGATGTTTTAGCACTTTCTGCATTATTTATACCAATAGCGGGCCCATTTATTTCGGTGGGACTGGAAGGTATTAATGCAGCACTTTATTTTCAAGAAGGGGATGCAATGATGGGCAGTTTTTCGCTTGGGTTGGCGGTGCTTCCCGGAGGATGGTTAGTTAGAAGGGCACTTAAACAAGCTAAGGTTTTGAA